AACGACCGTTCTAGACACTAAACCAGATAACCCCAAGTTAATCAATACCACAATTCCTCAACCGAACGGCAACTTTGTGCCGCGCACATGAGCTCCCGCGAAACGCAGCGCCTCTTGCGCCTCGGCATGCGGTGCACGTCGCAGAGAGGTCGTCCACGGCTGCACAGCCGCGCCCGCCAATCCGGCCCAGGGCGTCTCCTTGTAAATCGCCAGCAGCCCGGGATGGGTGTTCGCAACAACTAGGAACGGCGCGCCGCTTTCGATGATCAGCTTTACGCCGCAGGTGTCGAGCAACGGGTTAGAGAGGGGGACGGGCTTGCCTTGGTTTCCGGAGGAAGGAACATGCTGCTTCACATGCCGCTTCAGTTCGTCTTCAATCAGTTGGCCGATGGTCCGCCTCTCACCGGTGCGACGTGGGTCGACGAGGCTGCCCATCAAATGATTGTAACAATTCACCCAATCGGCAGTGTCGTCGTGATCGGCGGTAAGACGCGATGGCGATAGCCGTTCGGCCCAGATCACCAGATCATCGCTGGTCGGATGATCGTCATGCAGCAGCAGATCGGCACAGGCGAGAAGGGTACCGTAAACATCGGCCCCGCGGGCATCATGCCCAGCCTGCAGCATCGCCCCTCGGAAGAGCTCGTGCACGGCAGAGAAACGCGGCCACTGGTCGATCATCCGGCGACGCAACTGACTGCCCAACGACCGCATCCGCTCCGCTTTCAAGTCCGGCAGCTGAGCTCCTCTTGGGAAGACCTGCAAATCAAGCACGGCGATGCGATTACGATCCTGTGGCATCAGAGGCGGCATAGTCACACCGGCGAACGTGAAACACGACCGCAACTCGAAATCGTGAGGTGTATGGGCGGCACTACCGCGAGCCGTGCGGCCACCCGAGGCCGCAAGGCGTGCAAGAGCTACAGTCTGCTTCTTACGAGGATCGGCGTCATTCTCGAGCTCGTCGACGAGAGCGGGCAAAGTTGTGTATCGCAACAATTGCCGAACTCCGGCCTCGGTCGGGTCAGAGACATGTACAACGCCGTCTGTGCCGTAGAGCGGCTCGATCACCCGGTCGAAGAGCGTCGACTTGCCCGCGGTAGTCGGACCAGTCGGCCATGTCACCGGGCGCCACGGCAAAGCGCCACCGACAAAGCCGGCGCCCCAATTACCGAGCATCAAAGTTGGATCGGTTTCGGGGCGCCGCCAATTCCAACTTTCGAATATGTTCAACACCTGCATGCCGGGTCCGTTCGGACCACCTCGAGCGTGCTGTTTTGCCGGACGAGGCCGAGGGATGTCGCGCTGGTAGAGATAGCCGTCGATCAAGCCTAGAACCTGCTCCTCACCATTCATCAGCACGCAATCCCCAAGATGCAGGATCAGGCCGCCCTTGCCATCCGGCCAGGCCCCCGGACCGCGCACTCGACTCCACGAATTCCACACACCCTTGCGGGTGCACTCCCTCATCAGCTCGGCCTCGACAGCGTCGACGCGCCAGCTGACAACCGGATGTTTGCCCTCCCCGTCGAGTTCTCTGCTGTAGACCGGAAATTTATTTTTGAGCCAGCCCACATTGCCACCAAACAAACCAAGGATCGTGTGTCTGTTGTGCTTTTCGGCCGGCAATTCTTCTAATTGCTCCATGGAATTCAGATAATAGTAAATCCGGCCTTGACGACCGAGTGGGGTAACGGGGCAATCGGGGGGTAAGCCACTCTCGATCGCATCCGGCTTGGGAGGCGCACCGGGCGGCGGCGGCAGCGGGGGCTTATCCTCGCCTCCGAAAATGTGCTTGAGACCGCTGAAGATGTCTTCAATCCCCTTGCCGCCCTTTTTGGGATCGTCGCCGTCATTCATGCCGGTCATGTCGAGCCCCCCCTCGCGCGATCACCAGCTGCACGAACTCGTTCCAGTCCTTCCCTTCCGGCGGCGTGCGCACCCACACGTCTCTCTTCTGGCGCGCGAAGTTTCGGCGCGCGGCGTCGACCGCCCCCCAGACCTCGTGAACCTTCTGGGTCTTGTCGTTGAACACGGGATCGTTCTGGGCGCAAATCGCGATGCCGGTGACCCCGGCGGGCAGCTCGAGATAGGCCATGTTGCCGACCGAGACCGCGGCCGCGCTGCGGAAATCCGGCCGGATCATCGGGCAGGAGAGCGCGTCCTCGATGCCCTCGCCGAGCAGTATGACTTCGGCCGCCTTGACACGTGGCCAGGCGTCGCCTTCGCCCGGCCACACCGGGATGCAACCGCCCTTCGGGCTGCCGAGCGATAGCTTCGGCTCCTCGAGCGGCGCCTTGACCACTATTCCGTCGCGGCGCACTTCGAGCCAGGTTCGATGGGTCGACAGATGACGGCCGTCGCGATCAACGACGGCGCCGAGCATCGCAGGCCAATGACGGCGCGACTCCACGTTCCACAGCCTCGGGTGGAAGCGGAGGAAATGCGGTTGTCGCCCTAAACGCTCGAAATCGATCCCCCGACCGCGCAGATAGGCCTCGACCGGCGTGCCGCGGAGGATCGTCTGCGCTTCGCGCCAGCGGCGCACCCCCGCGGCGCGCAGATCGGGCGCCGGCGCCAGATCGGTTTGCTGGAGGTTGACGGCCTCACGGGTCTTGGCGAAGCGTTCCGGGGCACCACCGTCAAGACCGAGCCAGGCCACCGCCCAGGGTACGGCCGCCTTGATGTCGCCGCCGCATTTGACAGCGGAGACCAACCACAGCACGTCGCCCGCCTCGCCACTCGCGAAATCACAGGCGAGCCCGGCCTTCTTCCCAGACAGGCGGACTGCCATCGAGCGGCCCGGCTCGCCGGCGGGCGATCCGATCCGCCACTCATTGCCGCCGCGCACGCCGTTCGGAAGGATGTCGCGACAGAGCTCTTCAATCTGGGCGACGAGACCGCGCTTGATCTCGTCGATCGGCACCAGACGACGCTGCAGCGCCTCCGCCATGCTACCCCCCTAACGGCCCCTGTCGCGGGCCTGCGGTCGTGCAGCGGCGAATCGGCCTCGCCGTCGACGAAGAGCCTCGTTCGGCGGCGAGGCAGGCGCGTTCCGCATGCGCGTCGGCAATGTAGACACAGGCGTCGGCGCGTTCGCGGTATTCGGCGGCGAGCTCTTCTTGTCCGATCGCCGCAAAGGCTTCAGACTTCAACATGTGCTCAAAGCCGCGCCGGCAATAGGCTTCGGCGAGCTCATCGAAGCCGTAACCCTCGTCGATCAGGCACTGGTCGAGAGCGGAGATCTCGCCGGGCTCGGGTACAAGATCGCCGCAGCGCCCGATCAGCTCGGTTATCCGGTTGCCCAACCGCTCGAGCCGGATGCCGCGGAAATCGTCGACGATCGCGCCCATCAGATGCGTCCGCCCCTTCCACCATAGGGGTACAGTCGGCCGCCGGGCGCTGTGTCCCACAGATTGATCACCGGGGCGTCCCGACGCTTCTCGCCGGGGAGCGGAAGGGATAGGTGTTCGTAGGGATCATCGAGCTCCACACCGAGCTGCGGCAGCCCTCCGGGCTTGGGTTGGCGCGGCTGCGGTCCTGCGGCCATCCTTGGCAACAGCTGCCCCAACAAGCCGAAGCTGTCGACCATGTCGTCGTGCCGACCGGCCGGAAAGCGCAGCAGCTCGTCGACAAATCCGGGCGCCCACGGCGCCCGCCGCGGCAAAAAGACCTTTCCCTGGGCACAGCGCGCACGGATCGATTGCGCCCGGACCGATTTATCGCCGACGGTCGCGAGGCGCCGACGGAACACCCATAGCCCGCGCTCGCGCTGCCGCTTTTCGAGAAAGGGCCCGATCCCCTTGTCGAGCTGACCGGCCTCATGGGCCCACTCGAGGGGGTGATACCGCTCGATCAGGTCGAGCTGGGTCTCGCACCAGACGTCGGAAGAGGTTTGCTGATGCCAGCAATCCAACAAGTAGAGATCATCCCGCACGTCGACCCCTGCAACCAAGTGGCAGGTATAGTCACCGCCGTCCTTCGTGACCGCAAAGTCGCTGGCGCCATAGATCCGCAATCGGTCTCGCGGCGGTGCCTCGTCGTACCAATTGAACCAGTCCACCTTGAAGAAATCGCCGCTCTCCGGCATCGGTCGCTGCTGGTAGAGCGCCGACCAGTTTCGGAGATCGCGTTGGGCGGTCTCCATCTGCTCTTGGGTGAACCATTCCGGCCACAACCGCTCGCCGGGCTGGCGTCCGAGCGGGTCGGGCTCGCCGGCGACCGCGATCGCCGGGAGCGACACCACCTCCCATTGTTCGCCGCCCGCCTTGGCCTCTTCGAGCAGGCGCCCAGCCAAGTCGTCATCGTGCCACCGGGTCATGATCACGATGACGGCAGCGTTGGGCAGCAAGCGCGTCCGCAGATCGGCTTGAAACCAGTCCCAGACATGCTGCCGGCTGGTCGGGCTATCGGCCTCGGCGCGACCTCGAACCGGATCATCGATGATCGCCAGCGCAGCGCGCCGACCGGTCACACTCCCGTCCACGCCGACCGCGAAATACTCGCCGCCGCGATCGTTCGACCAGCGTCCGGCAGCGCCCGAATCGGGGGAGAGGCCGACACCGAAACAATCGCGGTAGAACGGTGCGGCGACCAGATTTCGCACGCGCCTGCCAAATCTCTCGGCGAGCTCGCGCGTATGCGAAGCGCAGATGATCGGGGCCGTCGGGTGTCGTCCCATGTACCAGGCGGGGAACAACATGGTGCCGTAAGAGCTTTTGGCAGCGCCTGGCGGAAGAAAGAGCATCAGCCGGCTGATTTCGCCGCGCTCGACTTTCGCCAGTTTCTCCATCAGCAGGCGGTGGTGGCGGGCCGGATAGAGATCGGGCATCGCCAATCTGACGAACTCTTCGAAACTCTCCCGCACCCGAGCTCGGGTCGCCTCTTGCGCGGTCTCGGCCGCACTGGTGCGCGGTTCGGCATCGATGTCGCTGCGCACGCGGTCTGGTGATTTGTACCGAGCCGCTTGCTTGTCGTAGAAGCCCGCAGGCAGGTTCGCCAAGTTTTCCGCCGCCGGACTGCGACCACCGGGCTGCTTGAACAGCACCAGGTCGCCCGGATCCTCGGGCCGGCGCAGCAGCCAGTGCCCCGGATGCGGCATACGCGAGCAGGCGACCAGCCCCGACCACAGCGGGCCACCCTCGAGACCGGAGGGATAGGTGCCGGTCATGTCGAGCCCGTCATCGAACACCTGCTCGTCGAGCTCACGGGCATTGACGAGCAGCACGCCGGTCACTTCCAAGCTGGCGAATTTACGGCGGTGGTCTGGTCGATCGAGACCATAGAACCGGACGTCGAGCTCCCCGCGCTGAATGCCGTCGTAGTCCCTCATCGGAAGGTAATGCTGCGGGACACCCTCGCTGCGAAATTTCCCTTGGGCTGCCGGCACGATCTTGTGCCAACCCGAAAGAATGCTGGCCTCGATGTCGTCGAAGCTCGGCGCGACGATGGCCCAACGCCAGCTGCGCTGCGCTTTATGGGCGTCGACGCGCCCGAGGATCTCGACATAGGCGCCGGTCTTTCGGCCGCCGAAGATCGGCCCGACCAGAGCGCGGGCCGCAGCCCTTGAACGGTGAAAGGCCTCGATCGTCGGGCCTGCTGACGCATAGGTCATGGTCGTCCCCCTCCGACGCCGTGAGTCATGAACCCCGAATGTGAGGTCACGACCGGCCTTTCGGCGTCCGCACGGCAACCGCAAGGGTCACGCCGACACCCAGATCATGTCGGCTCCCATCCGCTTCTGGCGGATCGCGCAGCGCCTGTGGGCGACGCGATCGCCGGGCTAGGGGAGGATGGTCGCCGCGGGGCTGGCCCCCCTTGCCTTTCAAGGATCTTTTTGGACGTCATCGGGGGCAGCGGCGAGGTCGTTTTTGGGCGCCCCGGTTTGCGCGCGCCGGCCGAGCTCTGCCACGATAATAACCAGGCCTTGACCGAGGGAAGGTGATACCGATTTCGGTTGGTGCCGGGAACTCGGACGACCGGCATGCCTTGCCGGATGTACTTTTTTCGCGTTGCGGAACAGATGTCGAGGATCGCCTCGAGTTCATCGCTCTCGGCAAATTCGTCAAGCTCCGATGATTTCCGCCTTGGCTCGGTTGACCTGGGCGCCGCCTCGGGGACGCGGTCATCCACTTGGTGTCTCCTCTCGGGTATAAATGCCCCGACCGTAGCCGCAGATTGGTACACAAAGGCCGCTTAACAGCCGAGGATGCAATTGCCGGAGTTGCTGGTCAAGTGGTTTAATGCTACACCACGTAGCAGAAACAGCTACGCAGTGTAGCGGATAACCCCCGAAAAGAGGAGTGAGGCCGGTGTTAACTACAGAAACCGATTCAGCGAATGCAAAGAGGCCGCCAGGCCGGCCCGCCCTCGGTCCCGAGCAAGGCAAGCGGTGGGCGATGCCCTTTCGGACGACCAGACAGCTGAAAGAACGCCTTGAGGAGGCCTGTCGCGAAAGCCGCCGCAGCATGACGCAGGAAGTCGAGCTGCGCCTCGAACAATCCTTTGAGCGCGACGAATTTTATGCAAATACCCGGTTAGCGAACTTACTTCGATTGATGGTCGCCACGGCAGCACGAATAGAGTCTAAGCATAAGCGAGGTGCTTTTCTTGTCGATTATTTTACTTTTGCCGAGGTTCGTAAAGCCTGGCGACAAATCATCGATGCCCACCAGCCGCCCCGTGAATCGATCACCGAGTTGCCGGAATATATCTACAAGGGATCGAACAGAAAAACCTGGCGCGTGCGGCTGGTAGCTCACGTGCTTCCAGCGCTTACGGCAGAAGCGCCTGACGCAACGGGCCGAGCGCTCGGCGAGATCGGCGACATTGCCGGAGTGTCCGGCCAGGACAAAGCCGGGGAAGTTTCCGAGGTATTTCCGGCGCCGGTCTATGGACGGCTGGCGCGTTTACTGGCGGGGCTGCCCGAAGAAGAAGAGTCCCAACCGGACAAGATTCGTCCCGCCATCATGACCCCTTCGCCCTCTCCGTCGCCGAAGCGATAACCGCCCCGACGAGAGTGGCAGCCTGGCGTAGCGGATCGTCGAGGAGATGCGCGTACCGCGCGGTTGTTGCCGTCGCGGAGTGACCCAACAAGCGGCCGATGATCGGCAGGCTCAGCCCCTGACCGGCCAGGATCGAAGCGAAGCTGTGCCGCAAATCGTGCAGGCGTAGACCCTCGAGACCGGCAGAGCGGCAGATCCGCCGCCACGGGGCACGCAGATCATAACGATACCCGTCCTGGTGCGGGAACAAATAGGCGCTGGGCATCAGCGCGACGTCGGACCGCTCAACGATCTTGGCAAACAAGGTCACTGCCTCCGGCGACAGCGGGACGCGGTGGATTTTCTTCTGTTTGGTATTGGTCGCCGGTTTGGTCCACACTCCGCGGGGCGGCTCGGCATCGGGCTCGAGATGCAGCTGCCCGCGGCGCGCCGAACAGAGTTCGTCCTTACGTGCACCAGTAATCAACAGCAGCCGGAAGATGTCGGCCGCCTGACGGTCCTCGTCTTCATCGAGCGCCCGGCTCAACGCCGCCAGCTCGTCCGCGATCAGATGCCGCTCGCGCGGGGTTTCCGGGTAGCGCTCGACGCCCCGACACGGATTGTCCGACCGGATCTTCCACTTGATCGCCAGGGTGAACAGCTTGGACGCGAGGGCCACCGTCCGGTTGGCCCTATAGGGTGTGCCGTTCTCGCCGATCTTGCGGTGCAGCCGGTCGATGTCGCCGAATTCAATGTCGGCGACTAGTCGGGTGCCGAACTCGGGCTGCAGCCATTGGCTAATCAGGTACTCATTCTGCTGCTGCGAGCGCGGCCGCAGCTTCACCTTATGCTCGGCGCGCCACCGTTCAATGAGGTCATTCATCCGCGGCGCGGAACGCCGCTCGTTCTTCTCGCCTTGCGGATCCTGCCCCTGATCGATCAGGGTTTTGAGCTCGAGCGCTCGCTTCCGGGCCGCCTTCACCTGCCACGGGTCCCGATGCGTGCCGATGGTCAGACGCCGCTCGACCCCATTCTGATTGCGATAATTGAGAACAAAGGATCCGCGTGCCGGTCCGGCTGTCTTGCGATAGCCGAACCCGCGCACCTCCGTATCCCAGTAGATCACATAATGGCGGCCCGGCTCCGGTCCAGCCGCGTCATCGCACAACTTATCCGTCAAAAAAGCGGGCGCGCGCCGCATGTAATTTCCCTTCGCGTGTCAGCGGGGTGTCAGCACCAGGGAGATAAAGATCTTAGCCAAACATATCAACAAGACAGCC